AGTGTTTGCACCCGCCCGTCGTACACATAGAACTTATCTTCACCCATCCAGTACAGCACGCCTGACCCCGTGACCATCGCCCGGTCGCTCATCAACGTGACGTTATCGGCAAGGATCTGTGAGCCCCACACAATCGGGGGGCCGAGGTACTGAAGCGAATACAGAGCGATGTCTGTCCAGACCAAGATCTCCTGCCGAACCTGGGCTACGCCTGTGATTTCAGACCCGTGAGACAGCGTGAGGCTTCCTGCTTGGTTGGTCGCTGCGGGCGTCCAGTTGACCGCGCTTTCCTGATCTGACCACCGGATCAGCATCGGGTTCTGGGTAGCTGTACCGTAGTCATTGCACCCAAACGCCAGAACAAAACGCGAAGCATCAGACACAAGCATCAGCCGCTGCACCGTCGGTACGTCCGACGCGCCGGTAAGTGAGGTCAGGTTTACACCACGGGCGGAAAGACCGGAAGAATTGTCCCAGTAGTACAGCGGCCCGTCCGTGGGGCCGAAGATCAGGTCTTCACCAAAATTCTGCTGGTCCCACACGCGCAGGGACTCAAGTGATGTGCTCCCGATACCCCACGCGCCACCACCCCAAGGCCCCGCGCCCCACCCAGCCAAAGGTGTTTGAGTAGCTGGACCCACGTTGATTTGATAAGCGCCTACTACGGCTGCGCCGCCGTTACCTGAGTCTGACGCATTGGCTGTAGCGGTAGCAGTGAACGTGTACGTGTCAACCGTCAGTACAGTGATTTGGTATTCTTGGTTTAAGACGGTGGCTGTAATGTTCCCGCCTAAAGATACTGCACCGCTGAAAGTAACGAAGTCTCCAGTTATTGCTCCGTGAGCGGTGTCCGTTGCAGTAATTGTCGAAGAACCGTTTGTGGCAGCAAAAGTAATGGCCCCTGCGGCTGTGGTCTCTCTTATCGGCGTGATATCAAAGTACGCACTGCCGTACATGATGTAGAACTTGAGGTTCGTTCCGACACCCAGCAAAGACGACCACGGCCACAGCGAACGCGCTGTGCCTTCAAATGTGCTTACGTTTGATAGCTGATTCCAGCCGCCAATTTTCTCTGGAGTGCCGTAACGAAAGCGTACTTTGTCACAGTCAAACCACCCGCCCTCAGTGGTATACCTAGTGTTCTCTTTATTGACGCCGGGCTTGAGTTGTATCTTCTTGAGCATATTTACCCCAGCAAAACAATCTCTGCGGCTCTACGTTTCACCAGCCCCGGCAGTACCTTGCCGCCACCGCGCACCCACAGGGCGAGTTGCTCCTTGGCACCTTCCCAGTCCTGCTCGTCAATCTTGCGCCGCAGGGTGCTGCCGCGATACCGGGCCACGCCAAGATTGTAAGCAAAGTCGGTCATCGCCCCAAGGGCCTTTGGAAACGCAAGCAACCCCGGCGAAGCCTTCAAAACCCCCGCCAGATAGTTCGTTTGTAGCTCCGACAGCAACCACTCGTCTGCAATTTCCTTGGTGATCTCGGGGTGCTCCATCGTCACCTTGGTGCCGTCAGGCTTGAAAACGGTTCCATAGCCAATCGTGGGGTAGCCCGCTGGGCAGATGTATGGCTTCAGCCTTAGCCCCTCAAAAGGGCGGCACAGAGCAGCGGCGATGTCTATCGCCTCACTTACTGGACCGCTCATACACCCGTCCGACAAACCAGAAGGAGATGATCATGTTGAAGACAGCAAGATCGTCTGCGCCCCACATCGTGACCAACACCTCCTTCCAGTTGCCGTTCTGGTCTATGGCAATCAAGAAAGCAGCAATCTTCACAGAGGCGTACAGAGCCAGGAAGGCGTAGGTGACCATCGGGCGCACCAGCGCTGAGATTGCGGAGACAAACCACCCGGCATTCTTAGCGGTCTCGGACTGCTCCTTGAACGCCTGAGCCATCGTGTCCATCTCGGCCATCGTCATCTGCGCTTCGACCTGCCGCATGGCGATCTCACCACGGATCTTGGCAAACTCCATCTCGGCTTCGACCATGCGAAGCTCATGCGCACGTTCATTCTTCTTATCGAAGATCTTGAACACCTCTGGCGCTAGGCGAAGCAAACCGCCAAACAGACCACCGATCAGCGACTCAAACATCACTTGGCTCCTTTGATACGTTCGCGCTCTTCAAGCAGCCTGACCTTGACCTGAAGCTCGTTGATGTGGTTCATCAACTGCTCTTTGAGAATGGCGCGTTTCTCGGCAGATATAGGGCTGTCGGTTGGTACGCCGGTAGAGGTGATGAGCGCAGGCATGCTGCCCTCGATCTTGGTCAGACGCTCAGAGAAAGAATTCACTTGCCCCAGCAGCCATGCGATACAGGCCACCACGATGGGGATGATCGCTTTCAGTACGTCTGACCAAGCCATGATTTACGCCCACCCGCGCACCGGAGACTTCGGGGCGACTTTGTAGGCATCCAACTCGGGAGCCGCTTCGGTGTGCCTGACATTGACATGCCAGCCGTCCAGCGGAGCCATCTCAGGCACTTCGCCTTCGTCGGTTTGGATCATCTCGCCCGTGGGCTTGTAGATCGTGCCGATGACATCAATGGCCGCGTAGCGGGGCGTCTTGACCGTCTCGACCACATCGTCTTGCACGTTGGTCTGCTCGGTGAACAGCGCCGCGTTGGCCTCGGCTTCGTCGGTAAATTTCAGGAAGGTATCGTGGTACATGTGTGCTCCTTAAGCGGTGATGGCCTGCAACTGGGCGTTGGACAAACGTGTGGGGTAGTAGGCGATGCGCTGAATCCACGAAGACGCAGTGGGCTGAAACACCGCTTGTCCACCAATACGCAAACTCTGAACAGTGGGAAGTGTTACTGTGGTGTCTGTCGTCCCAACATTCCCGTCAGAAGCATTATTTGCGTCATTGGTTTTGTACGCAACTGCCGCCTTAAACGTACTTCCGGCGCTCTTTGCAGGGGCTGAGCCTTGACTCATTTGAGTCGCACCGCCCGTTCTTACGCCACAGCTAATAACTCCTGAAGGAGCATTCCACAAAATATCGATTGTATCGTCGTTAACGTTTGACCCTACAAGTGCCGCTTGGCGAGGAAACGTAGCCGCCGTGCCGCCAACCAGAATGCCTTGCGCGTACAAAGTTCCCTCCGTCGCGTTATACCAAGGGCTCAGCGTATTCACTGAAGCCACATCGGCTGCACGGGTCAGCGCGGTGGTGGTGGTGGGGATGACGGAGGTGGCAAACGCGCCCTGCTCTAGCTGCGGCAGGCCGATGCGCAGGGTGACGTCAATGGCGACACCGGAGGCAAAGGTTAGATATATTTGTGGTTGAGCAAATGCCGTCCCAACCGTTGCGATTGTTCCAGATGGTGTTACTCGGATAAGACTCGATGTGGTGTTTGCAACAAACCCTGACGGAAAAGGTATTGAGCCTAGAAAACTGCCGCCAGAATCCCACAAAAGCGTCGATAATCCTATTTGAGTGATGTTTGAAGTTGATCCGCCAACCATCGCGGTCCAACTAGATTGCGTCCATGTTTGTCCATTGGCGGCTGCAATAACATTGTTTGCTTCAAGCCGCACGGTAGTTTGTGTTGTTGAAGTCGTACCGCTAAAACGAACGTCAATGTAAGTGACACCGTTGCTGGTGCCGGTTCCAACCACTTGTTGCGTCAGAGTTCCAAGACCACTTACAGCCCAATTCGTCGGCAACGTCCCCGGCGTCCCAGCCACAGCCCCCACCATCGTGTTATTCCGAATGGAATTCGTCCTCGACTCCTCAATCAGCAGCCCCTGAGCCGCCAGCGTGCTGGGGTTGTAGTCGAAGCGGGGCATCAGGTTGCTCACCTGCCACGTTGAGTAAGTGCCCGACCCAACCACGGAAGCCACGTTCACCACCAACACCTGTGTAGACGCGGTGTAGCTCACCACAACGCCCGTCATCGTGTTAGTAACCGTGCTGGCAGAAAGCAGCACCGAGGTGCCCACAATCCAGCCTCGATCCACTCCCGCCGTCGCCGCCAAAGTCAACGTCTGCTGGCCCGTGCCCACCGTCAGGCTACTGCTGCTGGCATCCACGCCAATCAGCGTGCCCGC